GTTTGTTATTGCGGCCGCGGGCTTTGAGCAAATAGTGCTTTGATTTTGAGTGTTAACTTTTCCGGCCGTCCAGTCAGACTGTTAACGTGTAGACAATTACGCAGTTCTTAACATGCCTCGCCCCGTTTCCAGAGCCGAGCTCGCCCGTCTCTTTCGGGTGTCCCGCGCAGCGGTCACGAAACGGTGCCAGGGCGCGTGGGCGGCCGCTTGCGATGGAGACCGGGTCGATCTCGACCATGCGTCCATTCAGGCGGCCGCCCTGAAGAAGGGGATCGCGTTGGGCGCCCCCGCCCGCCCCACGACGTACCCACCGAAAAAGCCAGGCCCAGCGCCGGCCGTACCGACGAAGGCCGTGAAAGAGGAGCCGCCAACGCCCGCGCAACCGACCGTGCGCCGACGCGGAGCGGAGCCGAAGCCAGAGCTTCCAGACCAGCCGGAGAACGCCGGAAGCGACGAGGACCTGACGGAGCTCTCGAGGCTTCTCGATCCTTTGATTCCTAGATTCGGCAACGGGCGTGGCTTCAAAGATTGGCTGTCTAGCCGCAAGGACATCGAGATCATTCTCGGTAAGTCACAGTCGCGGCAGCTCGCTCGTGGACTGCTGGTGCCTCGCGAGTTCATCGAGCTCCATGTGATTGGTTTGATTGAGGGGACGCAGCAACGATTGCTCACGGATACGGCGCGCAGCCTAGTCCGCGATCTGTACGCGCGCGCCAACTCCGGATCTTCGCTCGAAGATGCAGAGCGATCCGTGAAAAAGATTCTAGGTAAGCAGCTGGACGGTTTGAAAACGAAAGCCTCCGCGGCGATACGCAATGCAGGATCAAGTCGAGATAACGCAGAGCGATCGGGATTGGCTGGCAAGCCAGATCGAGAGTCTGACGACTGAGATCGAGGTCCTAAGTCCGTCTGAATGGGCGGAGGCTAAAAGATACCTGCCGGCGCAAGTGACGCCAATGCCCGGGTATTACCGGTTCGACGTCACGCCTTACCTTCGTGAGATCGTCGACTGCATGGGCGCCGAGAGCCCCGTGCGTGAGGTCTCGTTCATGAAGGGCGTGCAGCTCGCGTATACGACGGGTGTTCTCGAGAACACGATCGGTTACGTGATCGATCACGTGAAGAGCGCGCCGGCCATGATGGTCACTGCGGACGCGGATCTCGCTAAGCTCCGCATGGAGTCTTACATCACGCCGATGCTCCAACACTCGGAGCTCGACCACCTGATCAAGTCGACCGACGAAGGGAACGGGCGAAAAACGGGCAAGACCGACAAGAAACTCGAATGGCTTGGCGGCGGTTTCCTGATTCCGTTCGGCGCGCAGAACGCGAACAAGCTCCGCTCCTTCTCGATCAAATACCTGCTGAACGACGAGATCGACGCATGGCCGGATCGCGTAGGAAAAGACGGCGACCCGCTTAAGCTGGTGCGTGACCGCACTGCAGCGTTCGAGGACAGTCGCAAGATTCTCGACGGTTCTACGCCGACAATCAAAGGTCTCTCGAAGATCGAGAAGCGATTTCTGGCAGGCGATCAGCGTTACTATTTCGTTCACTGCCTCGCTTGCGGCACGGCTCAAACGCTGCGCTGGAAGCGCACATCGAGCAACGGCGTCGTCAGTGGCATCACATGGAAGACGGACGAAGAGACGGGCAACCTTGTTCCCGGATCCGTCCGCTACATTTGCAAGAACCCTGACTGCGCGCACGAGCACACGAACGACGACAAGGCTAGGTTGCTTCCTGATGGCAAGTGGATCGCAACCGCGACCGCTACGAGCCCACACCACCAGAGCTATCACCTCAGCGCGCTCTACTCGCCTCCGGGAATGCAAACCTGGGAAGCGTGCGTGCGCAAGTGGTTCGAGGCCTGGGACGTCGTGCGCGACCGCCCGCGTGATCTCGAGGCGCTGCAGGTATTTTACAACAACGTTCTCGGGCAGCCCTACGAGGTTCGCGGCGAAAAGGTTCGCTTCGAGTCGGTCTCTGCGCACCGTCGCAGCTGCTACGCTTACGGCGAAATCCCCAACACCTGGGCGATCGAAAACACGGGCAGCCCGATTCTGCTGCTGACGTGTTCGGTCGACGTCCACGCGGACGCGTTACACGTTGCGGTATTCGGTTGGGCTCGTGATCGGCGAGCGTTCCTGATCGATTACATCACCTTCGCAGGCGACACGGAGCACAAGGGCAACCAAGAAACCTGGGGCCGCCTCCGTGATCTAATCGAGACCAAGCAATACACCGCGGACGACGGCAAGCGCTACGCGATCGCGTTGACGCTGATCGACTCCGGCTACCGCACCGATACCGTTTACAGTTTCGCCTCCGACTATGAAGGCGCCGTGTACCCGGTTAAGGGGCGCGAGTCTCCGCCGAAGGGCGCGAGTGATCGCGAGTTCGCTGCTCTCGTTTCCCCGATGGGGACCGGGGCATGGGGCATCACGGTTGACCGCTATAAAGACCGCTGGAGCGCGGCGCTGAAACACGGTTGGGACGGACAGAGCTTGCAGCCAGAAGGGCACTTCAATGCACCGCGTGACGCAACTGACGCGCAGCTGAAAGAGCTGACGGTCGAGGTCAAGCGGCAGAAGGCCCAAAAGACCACAGGCAAGATCGAAGGCTTCGAGTGGCATCGCCCGAGTGGCTCAGCCAATGAGCTTTGGGATCTGATTGTGTATTCCAACGCAGCACTCGATTTGATCGCGCACAGCTGGTGCGTTGAAGAGCGCGAAATGCCGTCCGTGAATTGGATTGCCTTTTGGGACTATTGTCTAACTAGCCGCGCTTATTTCTCACAACCTGGAAGTTAAACCATGTCCGAATGCTGCAATCCCGCTGACACGTTTTGGGCGGATCAGCTCGCGGCGTGGAAGCTCGAGATCATCGCCTACAACGCGGCGCTCCGCGCGTTCGCGATCAGCAATATCCAGAGCTATCGCCTGATGACCGGCCAAACGGATCAGATGGTCACGCGCGCCAACATCACGTCGCTCAAAAATGCACGGGACTCGTTGCTCAATGACATCGACGTTCTCGAGGCGCGGCTATGCGGCACGAGCACGATTCGAATGGTCCCGGGGTTCCCCTGATGGATGCGATTCACATCATGCAGGATCCGTTTCCTGCGCCTGACGTGGAGCGAACTCGAACCGCGTTCGACAGTGCAGAGAATCACATCGTCGCCAGCCAGTACGGCGCGCAGCGCGCACCGGTACGGTTCGCCTACGATGATGGAACGAAGTTCGCTGGTGGGTTCGGTGTAACACGTCTACTCACCGCTGATTATTGGACTCTTCGGGCGCGGAGCGCGCAACTATTCGAAACGAATCTGTACGCCCGTGGCATCATTCGCAGGCTCGTCACGAACGTCGTCAACACGGGTTTGCGGCTCGAGGCAACACCAGAAGAAGCGATCCTAGGCAAAGCGGAAGACTCGCTCGCTGATTGGTCGGAAATGGTCGAGAACCGTTTCCAACTCTGGTGCGACAGCCCGCGGCTTTGTGACCAGGCCGAACTCAAAACGTTCGGCGCGATCCAGGCGGAGGTTTACCGCGAGGCACTGATCGAGGGCGACGTGCTCGTCATGCTGCGACAGGATTCGCGCACTGGCCTGCCGCGCGTGCAGATCGTCAAAGGCTCCTCGGTTCAATCGCCGTGGGGCGTTGCGGACCCTCTGCCGAACAAGATTAAGCACGGCGTCGAAGTAGACCCGAGCGGGCGTCACGTTGCGTTCTACGTCAAGCAGGAAGACGGCACGTGCAAGCGCCTGCCCGCGTACGGAGAGAAGTCGGGCCGCAAGCTCGCGTGGCTCGTGTACGCGTGCGACAAGCGCACCGACGACGTCCGCGGCAAGCCGCTCCTCTCGCTGATCTTGCAGTCTTTGCAGGAGGTCGATCGGTACCGAGACAGCACGCAGCGCAAGGCGGCAGTGCTGAGCATGATCGCAGGCTTCATTTCTCGCGACGAAGCGAAGATGGGCTCGAGGGCGATCTCGACCAACGCAACCCGAAAGGGTTCGGAGATCGTGCAGACGGCTACCGGCGATCGCGAAGTCCGAACGTCCGAGCACTTGCCGGGCATGTTCATGGAGACGCTGCAGGTCGGCGAGACTCCGCACGCTTTCAAGGTAGACGGCACGGTCGAAACGTTTGGCGTGTTCGAAGAGGCGATCATTCAGGCAGTAGCCTGGGCGCTCGAGATACCGCCCGAAATTCTGACGCTCTCTTTCAACTCGAATTACTCGGCCAGTCAGGCCGCGTTGAACGAGTTCAAAATGTTGCTGAACGTTCTCCGCACTCTTTTGGGTGACGGATTCTGTAAGCACATTTACATCGAATGGCTGATCGCAGAGTGCACGTCTCGTCGCACGAAAGCGGAAGGGCTGCTCGAGTCGTGGCGCGACTCTTCGCTTTACGACGTGTTCGCGGCTTGGACCACGTGTGACTGGTCGGGCCAAATCAAACCAGCCGTAGACCTAACCAAGCTCGTTGGAGCGTACGCGGCCGCGATCGCGGAAGGCTTTATAGACCGTGCGCGCGCAGCGAGCGAACTCTTCGGTCTCAAGCATTCGAAGGTCGTTCAGCGCTTGAAGCGCGAGAACGCAGCGCTAGCCGAAGCACTGGAGCCAATGGCTGCGCTCGAGGCCGCGAAGAAGGCGCCCGTCGATGGCCAAGGCGAGGCGGGTAGGAAGAGCGCCGCTGGCCAAGGCGAAGACGGCGCAGATGACGCAGTGGAGAACTGAATTTAATGTCTGAAAAACAAGCTGCAAAGAGCTGGAACGTAGCGCTGCGCTCCGTTGGTGAAGAGGAACTCGAGGTCAGCGTCTATGACGTGATCGGCTCCGGCTTCTTTGCTGACGGCGTGACCGCGAAAGACGTTCTTGCGAAACTTCGCAGCGCACCAAACGCAAAAAAGATTTCGCTTCGCGTCAACTCGATTGGCGGCATCGTCGACGAGGCGAAGGCAATGGTCAATCTGTTGACCGAGCGCGTGTCAAAGGGCGTCAAGCTCGAGGCAACCGTTGACGGAATCGCAGCGAGCGCCGCAAGCTATCTGCTCACCGCTGCAAGCAAGGTCATCATGCCCGCTAACGCGTTCATGATGCTCCATGGCGTGCGCGGCGGGGCCTACGGCACGGCGTCACAGATGGAGGCCACGGGCGCGCTAATGAGGCGCCTAAACGACCAGCTCGCGGAAGCCTACTCGGCCGCGAGCGCAAGGCGCGGAGTCGTTAAGACCAAGGACGACTATCTCGCCTCGTTCGCGGTCGGCGATCTGTACCTCGACGCAGACCAGGCCATTGAATGGGGCCTAGCCGACGAGAAGCTCGAAGCCGTGAAAGTCGCGGCCTGTCTCGCGGACTGGGACTTGCTCGCCGCGGACGCACCGCTTGCTTTGCTTTCTGCACCCTACCTCGCGCGCGCGGAAGCGCCCGCGATTCAAACCCCTGCGCCCGCAGCGAAAGACGCGGCGCTGAATCAACCGATCACGCCCCGCGCAGCTGGGCAAGAAACCAGGAAAAAACTGATGACCGAAGCCGAACTGTTGGCCCAATTCCCCGCCGTGCATGCCTCTCTCGTCGCCCAGGGCGCCGCGGCGGAGCGCAAGCGCGTGAACGCTCTGCTCAAGCTGGGCACCGCCTACAAGGCCATGGACGTCGCCAATAAGGCGATCGCCGAAGGCAAGAGCTCGATGGACGAAGAGGTCTTCGCGGACTTCCAAACCGCCAACGTAAACCGCCTCGAAGCGGCTGCGCGGCAAGCGGACTCCGACGCCGCGGGCGCCGTGCTCGCGAGTGCCAAGGCTGGCAAAGGCGCCCCAGCCGGCGCCCACGGCGCTGCGCCGGTCGGCTCCGGCGAAGATGGTGAGGACTCCGATCTGCTCGTTGCTGTGGCGGACATTTTCGCCGGAAAGAAGGCCTGAGTCATGCCGAATCCCGTATCTTTTGCAGTCGATCAGGGCTTCGTTGCCTTGGGTGACAACGCCTTTAAAGACGAACTCATTACCTTCGCAGGCGCCGCGACTTTGCTCGCCGGCTGCATCATGGCGCGTGACACGGTTTCGTTGAAACTTGTTCCGTTCGTGGTCGGCGGTTCGACCAACGGCAACGGCGTTCCGTGCTCCGTGATCGCGGAGCCTTTGACCGCGACCGGCGCGGGCGATCTGCCCCTGCGCGTGATCATCTCTGGCCGCGTGAATCGCAGCCGCCTGGTGATCAACGCGGACGGTACCAACGCGAACTTGACGAAGGTGCACGAAGACTCGTTGCGCTCTCGCGCGATCGTGCCCGAAGTCGTCGACCAGATCGCCAGCTGATCCAAAAAGCGCGCACGTGAACCAGCGGCCTTCGCGCCGCGGCGCACACGTGCGCGCGCCACCCAAAGATTTTACGGAGAAAAAAGACCGATGCCCAATGATTCAACGTTCCGGATGCTCAAGAAGTATCAGGACGCCGCTCCCCCGCAGCTGTTCCTGTCGAGCCTGTTCCAAACTCCGGGCGAGAACTTTCACGACCAAGAGAAGGTGACGATCGACATTGTGCGGAATGACCCGCGCATTGCCGTCCCTCTGGCCAACGGCAGCGAGTCGGGCGCGCGTTTCGTCGAAAAGACGAAGTACGTCAACGTGGAATACACGCCCGTTCGTTACGACACCGGGGTACAGGTGTCTTCGTTCAACAGCTCGAAGCGGCGTCCAGGTGTCGATCCGTTCACGGACGTTGGTCTGCTGCGAGACATCGTTTCCGAGACCATGGCCTCTGTGAAGATGGTCGACGATATGACCCGTCGTGGCGTCGAGCTGCAATGCGCGCAGGTGCTGACCACAGGCGCAATCTCGTTGACGGACTCTGCGGGCGTGGTTGTCTACTCGTGCAATTTCACCCCGAAGGGCACTCACTTCGTCACGACTGGCACCGCGTGGGCCGCGGACGGCAGCACGGGCGATCCGGAAGGCGACATTTCGGCGATTGCCGAGGTGATTCGACGTGACGGCAAGTCGAACGTGACTCAGGTGATTTGCGGTCGCCTCGCGGTGCAGCGCCTGTTCGCCAACGTGAGGATTCGCTCGAATCTGAATCTGTACAAGGCGAACTTCGGGACGATTGAGCCGGTCACTAAGGCTCACAATGCGACCTTTCACGGCCGCCTGCAACTGGGTACCGAGGTCGTGGAGATCTGGTCCTACAAGGAGACCTATATCAACCCGCAAACGGGCGCGCAGACCCCGTACCTGCCCGACAACAAGGTGATCGTCCGCGCGCCCGATGGCCGCCTAGATCTGACTTTCGGGTCGATTCCGACTTTGCTTCCTCCGGATTCGCGCCTCGCGCAGTTTATGCCTGCACGCATGTCCGATCCGCTCACTGGCTTGGACCTCAGCATCAACGCTTACGCGTCGCTGAACAACAAGAACCTGATCGTCGAAGTCGGAACTCGCGCTCTCGCGATCCCGACCGCGCTCGACACGTTCGGCTGCCTGACCGTGTTCTGAGTTCGCCTTGGCGGCCTTGTGCGTAGTGCACGGGCCGCCATCCATTTTCGATTTTCAAGAGGGATTGTACTGACATGCCAAGCAACAAAGATTTGACCGACGCGATTCTGAAACTCGACCCGAAGGCGGAGGTCGACGGCCTCAACAATCTGCGCCTCGAGAATTTGCTAGCTGGTTTGGAGAGCACAGCGCCTGCCGCGCCAAGTGATCCTGTCGTATCGGTTTCGAGCGAACCGGCCAGAGACTTCGAGGCGGAAGCCGCGAAGACCGCTTCGGACGCAGAAGCCAAGCGCTCGGCAAAACTCAAAGCTGACTCGGAGGCGGAGGCCAAGAAACAGGCCGAAGCCAACGCTGCTGCGGAAGCCGCGGTAAAGGGCAACAGCACGCACAGGGTCGCGGACGGCAAGGCCATCACGTGCCTTCGTGGTGTCGTTTCCTCCGAAGACGCGCAAGACATGGGCGGTGGTCGCGTGAGCGCGCGTGACTTCGGCCAAAAGGAAGTCGACCTCGATCGACTCGTTGCCGCTGGCGTACTCGTCAAGCTGTGAGCGTCGCAGACCTAGCGGCCCTGGACTTCGCAAGTATTCTCAACACGGACGGCGGAACCGTCACGCTGCAGGCGCCGGACGCCAGGGTCGCGACGCTGCGCGCTAACACACAAGACATCTCGCATGCCATTGACCCGCAGACGGGCATGACGGTCAGCGGTCGCACGGCTTCGGTCGCGCTTTCACTAGTCGATCTGCTGGCCGCGAACATGGCTCCGTGCGCTGTCTCGGACAACAAGGCCAGCAAGCCGTGGGTCGTTCGTTTCACTGAAACCGTGAGCGGTGTTCAACACACGTTCAAGGTCCAAGAAACAAAGCCAGACCGAACGATCGGCGCGCTGATTCTGATTCTCGAAATCTACAAATGAGCGCACAGATTACCACGCTGATCGACCGAGCGGACAACAGCGAGATCGTGCGCGATCAGATCGCCGCGATCTTGCTAGTTGAGCAGGCGAACCAGCAAACGCTTGCTGCCACGGCCGGCAAGAATCCGGAGCTCTGGCGACTTCGAATTTTCAGCGAGCGAGCTAACCCGTGGGAAATGTTCGTTGCGCCGGATGAGGCTGGATACGACGGTGCTCCTGTCGTGAATGTGACGTTTGACAACGCGTCTTACGACATGTCCAGCAGCAACATTGCCGAGCGCCAAAAAGCAACCGGTACATACAATGTTGATTGTTACGCAAGCGCAACCGCAGCGGACGATCTTGCTGGCGCCGGTTATGTAGCAGGCGACGAGGCTGCTTCGAAGGAAGCGCAGCGCGCCGCGCGACTCGTGCGCTCGATTTTGATGGCAGGCGCGCACACGTACCTCGGTATGCGCGGCGTTGTTTGGCGTCGGTGGACGCAGAGCGTTACAGTTTTTCAGCCACAGTTGGGTGGCCAAGCGATTGAGCACGTTGTCGCTGCACGCGTGGCGTTTCAAGTCGAGTTCAACGAGTTCTCGCCGCAGGTTGAAGGGCAGCTTTTGGAGCTCGTTTCTTCGTCTGTATGGCGTGCAGAGACGGGCGAGCTCCTGTTGCGCGCCGATTACACAATCCCGTTTTCCGGAGTTTAAAGAATGCCCATTGATTCATCTGCCGTCGCCAGTGTGGTCGGTGTCGACGTAGTATTTCAGCAATCGAGCGGCGGAGCCGCGCAGGTCCTGCCGCAAAATATCGCAGTGATCGCGCAGGGTTCGTCCAGCGCAACCTACCCGGCGACTAAGCAACGCTTTACTTCGGCCGGCGCCGCGGGCGCGATCTTTGGCTACCGAAATCCGATCTATCTGGCGCTGCGCGAGCTGCTTCCTTCGAACGGCGACGGTGTAGGCACGATTCCGGTGACCGTGATTCCTCTCGCGGACGCCGCGGGCGCGACGGCGGCGACTGGTGATATTACGCCGTCCGGCACGGCAAGCGCAGCGGCAGAGTATTACTTCCGAATCGGCGGCGTGCGCGGTAACTCGTTTGTGATTCCGGCAGGTGCAGTCGACGTGAATGCGACTCTGGCTAAGATCGGCCAGTCGTTGAGCTCCGTGATTTATATTCCGGTTGAGACTTCTTACGCGTACGGCAGCCCGACCGCTTCAGCAATCTCGGGCACGGGCAACGGCACGCTGACTGCGTTGTCTGTCACCGGAACGCCGCTGCCCGGCGCGTGGAAGCTAACGGTCAATACGGTCGTCGCAAACGGCGGCGTTTGGACGCTGACCGATCCGCTTGGCTCTGTTGTCTCGGCCGTTGTCACCATGACGCCCGGAGTCGGCGGTGCTACCGTGTGTAACTTCGGCGGCCTGCAGTTCACGTTGACCGATGGCACCACGGACTTTGGTTTGGGCGCCACTTTCACGATCACGGTCCCTGCTACCAAAGTCAATTTGACGGCGGGCTGGAAGGGTACCGGCGGCAACGCAATCAAGATCGAATTGATTGGTCCGAGCCTTGGCGTCGTGTTCGCTGTGACTGCCATGAATGGCGGGCTCGTCGATCCTACTGTTGACTCAGCGCTTAGCCAAATCGGCAACGTCTGGGTGACTATGATCCTGAACGGTCTTCCGATCGCCAATACCGTAGCGCTCGACACGTACAAGACTTTCGGCGATGGTCGTTGGGGCCAGACGGTCAAGAAGCCACTCATCGTTTTCACTGGCAACATTCATTCGACTCCGGCTTTGGCGTCTGCCGTCAGCTCGACTCGCAAGACCGACAAGATCAACTCCACGTTGGTCGCCCCTGGTTCGCCAAATCTTCCGATCGTCGTTGCTGCTCGCCAGCTCGCACGTATCGCGTCCGTGGCCAACAATAACCCTCCGACCGACTACTGCGCGCAAGCCGTGGAATCGGTCATCCCTGGCGACGACAGCGTGCAATGGGACGACACGCAGCGCAATCAAGCCTTGAAGGCCGGTTGCTCGACCGTCGAAGTTCGTGACGGTGTGATCAACATTGGTGACGTTGTGACGTTCTACGCGCCGACTGGCGAAGACCCGCCCGCTTACCGCGACGTGGTGGACATCGTTCGGCTGCAAAACATCATCTACAACATGGACAGCATCTTCTCTCGCAAAGAGTGGGCTGCTGCGCCGTTGATTCCCGACTTCCAACCGACCACGAACAGGAACGCACGCAAGCCGTCGATGGCCAAGGCCGCGATGGCCAGCATGGTCGACAAGCTTGGGCTCGCGGCGATCTTGAGTGATCCTGCGGCGTCGAAGAAGCTGATCACTGCGGCGATCAGCTCGATCAACCCGAAGCGCCTGGACGTGGACGTGCCTGTGTGGCTCTCCGGTAATTCGAAGGTCAAGAGCACGACTCTACGGTTTTCGTTCTTCTTCGGTACTCCCGCCGTCATCGGCTGATCTAACCAGTGCGCGCACCTTCGCGCCCGGCGTGTCCGGGAATGCGGAGGTGCGCGTGCATTTTTAAGGGTATTAATATGGCAGCAGTTGGCGGTTCTATCGAATCGGTTTCGGTTGACGGGCGCTTGTTCGCCGTCGCCACGGACGCGTCCGCGTCGCGAAATCTCGGCGGCTTCAAAAACGAGGTTGCTGCGAACGGCAACGGTACCGCGCGACTCTTGAAGACGCGCGTGCCTTGGATGCTCGAAGGTCTGACTCTCGAGGTCGACGACGATCGGTCAGATCACGAGTTCTTGAAAAAGGTCTCGGACAGCAGCGACTTCGTAGACATCACGATCACCTTCGCGTCGGGTCACACCTACCAGGGCAGCGGCACGATCGTCGACGACGTTAACTATGACAGCTCGAAAGCCACGGCCGAAGTGAAGTTCTCCGGGCCCGGCGAAGCGTCTCAACAGTAATAAGCAAAGTACGAGGGAAACGTAAATGTCAGAAGAAGAGCAAGTTGCGGATGGTCGCGTTATCGCAACCTCCGTCGCAGAGGCAGAGTTCGAGCGCTTCGCGGAATCGATGGATCTGGACCTCGACGTATCGCGTATGGACGCGAAAGAGCTCGACGAATTCAAGGGTTTGAAGCGCGTTGTCGTTCGCGCCATGGAGCACGGTCGTCTGGTCATCGACGACAAGGGCCAGCCAATTTACACGCCGCAGCTCGGAGACTCCAAGCCGATCACTTTTCACGAGCCGGACGGCGCTGTGCTTCTGAGCGGTGACAAGAAGAAAGCAGGCGAGAACGTCGCTAAGACGTACGCGCAAATGGCGGCCATGACCAAGACCAGTGCGGAGCGATTCGCAAACATGAAGGGTCGAGATCTCAAGGTTTGCCAGGCGCTCTATCTGCTTTTTTTAGCATAGAGTGTTTGACGCCGCTGGTGCGCGGCGGCGCAGATCACAAGCATGGCAAAGGCGCCCACACGCTTCTGACAGTGCACCGCGAAATGCATTTGCAGATCTGCCGAGACTACCCGGCACTGCCCGATCCTAGAACGCTCACGTTTTCAGAGATTCGATATTTTTACGAGGGCCTGCGCCTCGAGCTGCGCGAGCGCACGAAGGCGACGTAAAATTTATGGCCAGCCGTTTTTCGATCGAAGCCACGTTCAAAGGCAACGACCAGATCACCAAGGTCATGAACAGGATCGAGGGCGGTGTCTCTGGCTTTTCGAGCCGCCTGGGCAAGAAGCTAGAGAGCGTCGACAAGGTAACGTCCAAGCTTGCCGGTAGCATGTGGGACCTCGGCAAGAAGGCCGCAACGGCAGGCTTGGCGGTAGGCGCAGCGCTTGGTGCAGCGGCCTATAACGTCGGCAAGGCAGGGGCGGACTTCGAGCAGGCAATGGCCAGCGTTGGCGCCGTCTCGCTAATGACTCGCGCGGAGGTGAAAGACCTCGAGCAGGCCGCGCTCCAGTATGGAGCGAGCACCAAGTTTTCTGCGACGCAGGTTGCGGGCGGCATGGAGCTCATGGGCAAAGCTGGTTTCACCAACGCCCAGATTCTGCAAGGCATAGGCCCGATTCTCAGTGCGGCCGCAGCAGAAGGCGCGGAGTTCGAGGAGGTTGCGGGACACGTCTCCAACCTGCTCAAGGGCATGGGTTTGGAGACGACCGAAGCGGGCCGCGTGGCGGACGTTCTTACGCTCGCAAGCGCGCGCACGAATAGCTCGATCTCAAGTCTTGGCGAGTCAATGGCCAACGTCTCGGCTACGGCGAGACAGTTCAAGATCCCACTCGAACAGGCCGTCGCGTCTGTCGCACTGCTGCAAGACGTCGGCATCGACGCGTCAACCGCGGGGTCCGCGGTCAACACAATGTTGACCAACATGGCGAACCCTTCGAAGAAGGCCAAAGAGGCCATGGTCGAGCTTGGCGTGTCGTTCACAGACGTGCACGGCGACATGCTTCCGCTGACGCAAGTCTTCTCGCAGTTCGAGAAGGCCGCGAAGAAGTCAGGCGGCAACATGAAGCAGGTCGCGTTCTTCGCGGAGCTCGTGGGCTTGCGCGGTCAGAAGGCCGCACTAAATCTCGAGAAGCTTTTCTCTGAGGGCAAGTTCGGCGATCTCGTCAAGGAGCTCGACGGCGCCGCAGGATCCGCGAAGAAGATGGCGGACCTTCGCATGCAGACGCTTACCGGCGATCTCACGATGCTTGGCAACGTGGTCGACACGGTAAAGATTTCCCTTTACGACACTGCTAGCGGACCGCTGCGGAGTATCGTCCGAGGCACGACCGAATGGCTACAAGCTAACAAGGATCTGATCAAGTCGCGGTTTGTCGAGTTTCTGAGTGACGCAAAGTTCGGGATCGAGCTGTTCGCGTCTGGTGCTAAATCTGGGTTCAAGTCTGTAAGTGCTGCTTTCGCTCCGGTCGTTTGGCTGCTGGGCGTCTTTGGAAGGCACATCGAAGATTCGAGCACGTGGCCTGTAAAGGTTCACGCAATCGGTGAGGCGTTCGGCTTCCTAGGCGGAGTGGCAATTGCGTTCTTAGCGTTCGCCGCTGCCGTGAAGGTGGCGCGTGGTGCGGTCTGGGCGTACGAAGCCGCGGTCATCGGCGCGAAGGGCGCTGTGTGGGCGTGGAACGTGGCAACCACAGCGTACACACTGGCAACAGACGGCGCGCTTGCCGCGACAGTCCTGCAGACCGCTGCACAATGGGCCGGCCGCGCAGCAATGCTTGCTGGCACGATCGCAACCGGCGCGCGTAATGTCGTCACGTACGTTGCTTTCGCAGCGACGACGCGATTCACGTTTGCGCAAGTTGCATCGAAGCTCGCAACTGTCGCAGCGACCGCAGCAACCTGGCTTTGGAACACCGCCACGGGCGCGTGGACAGCTGTGACTGTCATCGCCTCGAACGCCTCCATAGCGTTTCGCGGCGCTACGGTGCTTAGCACGGAGGCAACTGGCGCGGCGACCGCTGCAACCAACTTGGCCAATGTCAGCATGGGAACGTTCCTGCTTACGGTTGGCGCGGCTGCCGCGGCTGTGGGGTCTCTGTACGCGGCTTACAAGCAGTTCAGCGAATTACTTGACGTCAGCGGCGGGTGGGGCGGGTTGAAAGCCGGACTCGATTCAGTCGCAGGCGGAGGAAGTTTTTTCGAAGGTATCGATAACTTCCAGAACAGGCAAGCTGAGGAAGCGGCAGCCGCTGCAGGCGGAGCGCCGCAAGCGCCTGCGGTCGGTCCGTTTTTCGGGCCTGCGCCGACGCCAGCCGATTCGTTCGTGGCGCCTCCGCAAGTCGCCAGCCCGACGCAAGCGATCACCAATTCGGTGCAGACCAATCACGCAACGGCAGAGGTCACAGTGAAGGCACATCCAGGAACCAGTGCAGCAGTGACCAAGAAGCCGAAGGGCGGGTCAAGTGTCAACGTGGCGCCAAGCGGGGGCATGTAATGGGCCTGCCGCTTGGCTCCGCGGCGGGCTCCGCGTCGGCTCTGCTAGATAAGCTGAAAGGCAGAGCGAAGAGTTGGCAAGACAGGATTAAGCCCGCGGCCTACACGTCCCCGGTCAGCAAGACTCGCATCTTGTTCGACTATGCAGACGTAGGTCGCGGCTTCACCCTGCGCGGCACGCAGTTCGACTTTCCCGACGTGGATGAAAGCTACGTCCAGCAGCGAGGCATCGGGTCGCGCAAATACCCGCTCGCGTGTTTCTTTACCGGCAAGGACTGCGATCGTCAAGCCACGGCTTTCGAGGCCGCGCTGATAGAGCCTGGGATCGGTAAGCTCGAACACCCGATTTACGGAACGAT